TTAAACTTCTTACAAGTGTCTTCGGACAGCCTGCGAGATCTAATGCCCGCAAAGTCTCCTTCGTAGCTGATCATAGATTTTGTTTTAGTGGATGGAACATAGTCAGAGTCACCGAACTCATGGTGGCCACAGCTAAAGCAATAACCCCCGCCATCTGTATAGACGGCGAAGGCATCGCTAGAGCCACATGAGATGCAGGACGTATGCCTGACAAACTCATTCTCAGACATGCTGTAGCTCCTCAGTGATCTCGATGTACTCGAGCATGGCGTCGATAATGAACTCCTCTTCATGGCCAGCACGCTCAAGAGTTAGAACGAACTGATCAATGGCATGGAGCAGAGCATCGGATGGGCCTTGGGTCATTGCGGTAACCAGTCAGAAGGGATGTTAGGGAATATACACCAGGGGAACCCATGCTTGTCAGCCCAGGCCCCATAGGTGGTTTTACTATTCTTAGAGATCGTGTTGTTGCGTTGGAACACAAATCTAATGTCGAGTTCTGGATGCGCTTCTTTAACTGCGAGCATCTTACGCCTGTCGGATGGTTTGAAGAATCCTTTGGCTTCGATGATCACGTCATTAGGTAGGAAGAAGTCTGGTGTGTACTTCGAACGAGTCACATAGTCAAACTTCTGTACCTCATAAAGGTAAGGTGTAGCTTGCTTATCAAAGAAGGCTCCCAGCCTCTCTTCGAGGCCGGAACGGTAGTTCATTCAGCAGGGCCTCAGATCTTCGGGATAGCCTGGGCGGACTTCCCAAGAGATGATCTCGTCCTCTCGCCAGTAAGCGTGAATGGCGTTGTCATAAGTGACCTCACCATCTGTGCCATCAATTGCAGAGCACCAGATCTCAGAAGTCATAGCTGTCACCTGCTTCGGTTGTTTCCTCAGCCTGGCGGACAGCAGGGTCAGACTGACTGAACCCATCAGTAGTGCCAAACAAGGCAGCAACCTCATCGACAGACAAGTCACCAGAGTCAACAGCACCGTTTCCGGTAGCCAGCTCGATGATCTGTACGCCAATGACACGTACCGACGTGTTAAAAGTTCCCATTGCGAAGGGTTTCTGTTGGAGAAGTATTCTCACCTTTGTCCCTTTGCGCACGTCCTTAAGGACAGCACGTTCAATGGGAGCACCTGTAGCGTCAACAAACACAGGCTCTTGCTTAGGCTTGCGGCTGCCGTCACCCTTACCATAGCTGTATTTCATGGTACCGCTTTCGTCCCAAGGTGCTAACCCATCAGGTAGCCGCTTGGTGGTTTCCTTTGTTTTGATCCAGTTGATCAGCTCCAGACGATCTTTGTCAATTGTTTCCAGAGTGTCAGCAGGGATCGTAAACTCAAAACCGCGATTGTTGAACTTACCACCATCAGCGTCAACACGAATGAAGCCTTGGAGAGTGGTTGTGAACTTGTAACGGTTAGCCATTTAGTTTTCGGTGTAGGTTTTTGGGATTGGGATAATGGACAGGAAGCTCAAGCAGCTTCTGTCGTGTCTGCGCTATCAACTGGAGTAGGTATTTCTCCGTGCGCGAGGAAGAAGGCATAGTCCTCATCGTTTAGGTGGTCAATGATGCGGAAGAATTCAGCTTGTTGAGTAGCCATGGGAGAATGATCGATTTCGAAGGACAAGTCGTTGAAGTAGTTGTACTCGTAGAAAGCTCTATCTCTCATCATCTTCCTCTATCTCAGGGATGGCCGTCATCTCGAAGCGTTCTTCAAGAGTCATGATCAGCTCATATAGCTGGTCAGCGAGCTTAAGCTTGCCACCCTCCACATAAGCCTTGAGGCGTTCCTTAGCTGTAGCGTTTTTCGGGTAATAGGTCATTAGCTGAAGAAGTAAGTTGACTGGTTAACTAGGTCGATGTCGAGCGTGTTCTTGATGAGGTCATCAGGAAGCACAACTCCAACTTGATCGGCCCAATCCTGCATCACGGGAGCCTTGTACATCTCACCAAAGTGAAGACGCAACTCTTTGCCCGTAGCATCTACATCACAGGAGCGAGCCATAACACAGTCATGGATGACGGTGAAGGGCTTGTCCCAGAATGCAAAGGTTAGGTGCAACAGAGCAGCGTCAAGCGAATGAACCACGTTGGGGGCTATGGCTGACTTGTGGTGAGCGAGGTCAGGTTCATCAGTGAAGCCATCAGCTATGGCGATGTTGATGCGAGCACCACCCATGATCCTAGTATCAACCCGAACCGTGTTTGGCTTCTTGAGATCTTGATTGACCTGAAAGCCGGAAGGCGTAGTCCAGTTGATCTCGGTCTTACCACTGTCAAGAATGACACCAGCAGAACGCTTCAACCAAGCCATAACTTGAACAGGCCCGGGGATCACCTCAGGGATAGCTACGTTAAAGATGGCTTTAACGATGGCAGGTAGAACACCTGGCTCCTTAAGATCTTCTTTGTGACCTTGCTTCTTTAGCTCATCACGGATATACCCACGAGCAGAAGTCATAGTCACTCCGTATGGGGTGGTCATGACACTGCGCTTGGTTACCTTACGGTTCATCCATGCTGCGTACTTAGAATCAAGATTCTTTGCAGCTACCTCAGCTACTGACCTGTAACAGTCAGCAGGCTTATCAGTAGGCACTACGTTGACCTTCTCAGCAGTAGAACCACAAAGGGTCATAGCTGCTAAGTGCTGTAGACCTGAGCATGTGGCATCGATACCAACAGGTAAGCCAGAAGTCTGCTTAACACCAGTGATCACACAATTGTGATACTCGATACAAGCAGCAAGAAAACACCAAGGTTCAGCAATCTCGTCATCACCCCAAACACCAACAGTCCCTAATGGGTCGGTTGCTATCTGTGAGATTAAAGAATGATTCTCCCTAGTCCACCTGATTCTGTCTTCCATGGTTTCTTTGTCGTTGCCATAGCTATTACTAACAGCAAAAGCTAGCCAGTAGTCATTAACTGGACCTTCATCACCAAAATAGAGAAGGGACTTATCAAAGTCGGTCCCCTGTGGATTCAAGGTTGTGTTCAAAAAGTAGACACGGCCTCTATAATCGAAGCTTGCCGGATTCCAGAAACAATCATTGCGATACTTTCGAGCAACATACATAACCTCAGTCGTCCGCCAATTGCGTTGGCTTAGCTGAGCGTTGTCGTTCTCGATAGTTCTGCGTTTGATCTTGTAGTCCTTGATCTCTTCCTCTGTCGCTCTCTCATCAAGAGGTTCAGGGGCTGGGATGGGCTCAGCACACTTAAACTTACCAACTGAGAATCTCCTGGTATAGAGAGCCTCAGCAACATCCATAACACTGTCGTTAAGACGGTATTTCTGATGTTGAAGGTTGTTCAGCATTGCTAAGGGTATTTCCCCTTGCTTACAACCCGGAACTTTCCCGACCCTGCGTACAAGGGGGTTCACCTTGCGTACGGTTTCCGTTAGGTAGCCGCCCGGGTCAGTGTTTGTCCAGTCGATTGGGGGACATAACATTGGCCATTGGCAGAAGGCTAGAGATTCAGCAGCTGCAAGGATCGTGTCGCGGTGCTCAAGAAATGATCGGGTGTAGCCGATACGTGTCTTGCGCTTGTTGCCTACTTGAGTGACCTTACGCTCAACCCATCCAGTAACGTCGTTCATGGCCATTAGCAGCCAGTTACCGACCTTGTGGTTAATAGTGTTTGACCATTTAGGCCACTCGATGCCTTCCTTGTTAAAGGCACGCTTGAGAACCGTAGCCTTCTGTCTAGTACCC